CGGACAACCGGCTCGCGTCGCTGTCGCCACGGGACAAGTGGGACCTGCGCTTCCTGGACATGGCCAAGCTGGTCGCAAGCTGGTCCAAGGACCCGTCGACCAAGTGCGGCGCGGTCATCGTGCGCCCAGACCGCACCATCGTCTCGGTAGGCTACAACGGTTTCCCGAAGGGGCACCCGGACGACGGCGAGCTGATCCAGAACCGGGATGAGAAGTACGGGCGCGTCGTTCACGCTGAGATGAACGCATTGCTGCACGCCTATCAGCCGGTGATGGGGTGCTCACTCTACGCCACTGGGCCAACGTGCGATCGCTGCGCTGCCCACATCATCCAGGCAGGTATTTCCCGGGTGGTCTGGCCGCGTCAGGAAAACGACTTCACCGAGCGGTGGGGCGTTGCCTTCAAGCGTGCGGTGGACCAGTATCTACGGTCCAACGTAGACGTGCTGGAGTACGATGTCTGAGCAGACGATGCGGAACCGGGTGGTCAAGGCGCTGAAGCCCTTGGACGCCCGGTCTGTGGAGAACCGGGTGGGCCCAGGCACCCCGGACGTCAACTACATTGGCGGCTGGGTGGAGCTGAAGTGGATGAAGCGGTGGCCCAAGAACGCGGACACCAGCCCGGTACTGCTCGACCACTTCACCCCGCAGCAGCGTGCCTGGCTACGGCTGCGCTGGAAACGCGGCGGGCGGGCTTACCTGCTCCTCCAGGTAGGCAAGGAATGGCTGCTCTTCGAAGGTCCGTGGGCAGCCGCGAACCTGGGCCGGGTCACCCGGCCCGAGCTCAGGAAAGGAGCGATAGGGTCATGGATGAATGGTCTGAAAGCACAGGAGCTGACAGCCCTTTTCAGCGGGGCTTCGGAGAGCTCGAAGAGCTGACGCCCGGCGAGCGGCTGCTGGTTGACCGGCGGCGTCGGGGCGAGAACCAGAAGCGAGCAGCCGAGCGGCTGGGCTTGACGTTCAGCAACTACCAGACGCGTGAACTCGACAAACTCGACTCGCGCGACCTGGCGCCAAAAATCGAGACGTTGGAGGCGAATGAGCGTTGCTTCCTCTACCGCCGACGGGCAGGCTTTACCCAGGCACGCGTGGCGCGCGAGCTGGGCTGCTGCCGGTGGTGGCTGAACCAGATGGAACGCGGCGTCGCGCCGGTCGACGATCTCATCTGCTACTGGGAGTGCTGACGTGGAAGTTAAGCCGGACAACCCCGCCGCCATTGAGTTCCTCAAGCGGTGGGCGCCCGATGGGCCTTGGGTGCTCACCGCCATCCAGACCGACCGGAAGGCGATCGCGACCCACACATTCTGGCCCGCCGCTGAAGCGGAGCTCACCAAGTGGCTGGAGCTGTACAACGGCAAGCGCAACATCTACTTCTCGGTCAACCCACCGCTGCGCGACCTGACCAAGAAGGCCGAGCGCGAGGACATCAAGGCGGTCACCTGGCTGCACGTTGACGTTGACCCGCGCGCGGGCGAAGACCTGGAGGAAGAGCGCGAGCGGGCGCGCAAGCTACTCACCACCGACCTGCCCGAGGGCGTGCCGCGACCGACGTGCGTGGTGTTCTCGGGCGGCGGCTACCAGGGCTTTTGGCGCCTCTCTGAGGGCATCCCGGTCGACGGGGACTTGACTAAGGCCGAGGACGCCAAGCGGTACAACCAGCAGCTCGAGATCCTGTTCGGGGCGGACAACTGCCACAACATTGACCGGATCATGCGGCTGCCGGGAACGGTCAATATCCCGGACGCGAAGAAGGCCAAGCGCGGACGGTTGCCCAAGCTGGCCTACGTGGAGCAATGGACTGAAGACACTTACGACCTGAGCACGTTCACCCCGGCGCCTGCAGTCCAAGACCCTGATGACCAGGGTTTCGGCACTGGGCAAACGGTCAAGATCTCCGGCAACGTCGAACGGATCGAGGACGTAACCGAGCTAGACCACTGGTCGGTGCCTGACCGGGTCAAGGTCATCATCGTGCAGGGCACGCACCCCGACGAGGTCAAGGAGGGCGACAACAGCCGTTCCGCCTGGGTGTTCGACGTGGTGTGCAACCTGGTCCGGTGCGAGGTGCCCGACAACGTCATCTACGCCATCCTGACCGACCCGGACTTCGGCATCAGCGAGAGCATCCTCGACAAGGGCGCCAACGGCGAGAAATACGCCATCCGCCAAATCGAGCGTGCCAAGGAGGAGGCGGTCGATCCTTGGCTGCGCAAGCTGAACGAGAAGCACGCGGTCATCGGGAACATTGGTGGCAAGTGCCGGATCATTGAGGAGGTCATGGACCATGCCCTCCAGCGCAACCGGCTCACACGGCAATCGTTTGACGACTTCGCGAACCGCTACAAGCACATTCAGGTCCACGTCGGGCAGTCACCCCAGGGCCAGCCGATCATGAAGGCGCTTGGGCGCTTTTGGCTGGAGAACCCAAAGCGCCGCCAATTCGAGACCATCGTATTCGCCCCGGGGCGTGAGGTGAAGGACGCCTACAACATGTGGAAGGGCTTCGCGTGCCAGAGCAAGCCGGGCGACTGCCAGCAGTTCCTGGACCACACCTTCGAGAACGTCTGTCAGCGGGACCAGGTCCTGTACGACTACCTGATTGGCTGGATGGCCCGCTGCGTCCAGGCGCCGGCAACGCCCGGCGAGGTGGCGGTGGTGCTGCGCGGCGGGCGCGGCGTCGGCAAGAGCCTCTGGGCCAAGGAGTTCGGCAAGCTGTTCGGGCGCCACTTCTTGCACGTGTCCAACCCCAGCCACCTGGTGGGTAACTTCAACTCTCACCTGCGCGACGTTGTGGTGCTGTTCGCCGACGAGGCGTTCTACGCGGGCGACCGGAAGCACGCCTCCATCCTCAAGACGTTGATCACCGAGGAAACCATCACGATCGAGGCGAAGGGCGTGGACGCCGAGGCGGCGCCTAACTTCGTCCACTTGATCATGGCGTCCAACGACCAGCACGTCATTCCAGCGGGCGGCGATGAGCGGCGCTTCCTGGTGCTCGACGTGGGCAAGGAGCAACAACAGGACCCGAGCTACTTCGGCAAGCTGGCCGAGCTCATGGATAACGGCGGGCGCGAGGCGCTGCTACACTACCTCATGACCTACGACCTGAGCGGGTATCAGGTTCGCTCGGTGCCGGTGACCGAGGCGCTGCACGAGCAGAAGCTGCTGTCCCTGGACCCGGACGAGGAGTGGTGGTACCAGAAGCTGCAAGAAGGGCGAGTGCTCCTGGACGACGACGGCTGGCCCAGCGAGGTCCGCAAGGAAGCCTTGATCGACGACTACATCGAGCACGCACGCCGGTTCAACATCAACCGCCGAGGCACCGCCACTTCCCTGGGCAAGTTCCTCAAGAAGATGAGCCCAGGGCTGGACAGCCACCAGCGCATGGCCACCTACGAGGAGCCGACTGGCGACGGCTGGTCGCGGCGGGTAACGCGGCGCACCTACTTCTGGAAGCTGGCTTCCTTGGAGCGGTGCCGGGCGCGCTGGGAGGAGCTCTACGGTAAGGAGGAATGGCCTGACGCCCCGCTCCAGGGCGAGTTGCCGCAGGACGACGAGCCGGGCGACGAAACTCCATTCTGAGCGTGCAAAAAGGGGCTTGCCTTTTGCCGTCGCACGTCGTAAACTGAACGTGCGACGTTCAGAAAAGGAGTTACTGAGATGCCCAAGGTTCAAGTCCCTCAGCACGCGGCGCTGGTGGTGTCCGGCACCAACGAGGCGGACCAGCTGGTCGCCATGTTCATCACCACGGAGAACGACGGCGTCATCCGCGCCTTCGTCCGCCTGGGCGACAACACCTGGTCGACCCGCAAGGCCGACGTCCGCCGCCGCATCCTGAAGGATATCCTTGAGCTGGCGGCGGAAGGCTCCATCGGCCTCAAGTACAGCAACTCCAAGATCATCAAGCGGGCGGAGGCGTAGAGGTGGTCTTCCAAGACAAGCAAGGGCGTTGGTGGTACCGCGTCTTCGGTGTGTACGGTGGTGCCCACCCAACCCGGGAGCGCGCCGAGGCGGCGCAGGAAATGTGCTTGAGCACGGCCTATCAGACCAAGCCTGAGAAGGAAAAGGAGCGCGAGCGCCATGGCGCGTAATACTCACGACACCCGCGAGGGCTGGCTGCGCGAGGCGGTCGCCCACTTGGACAAGAAGTTCTTCCAGGAGCACGGCTACGAGCTGCCGGAGAAGGTGGCGGTCAGCTGCGGCTTCCCGAAGGGTGGTGGAAGCAAGGCGATCGGCCAGTGCTGGCACCCGGAGGTGGCGGCGGACGGCACCCACCACCTGTTCATCTGCCCGACCCAGGACGACCCGGTGCGGGTACTGGACATTTTGCTGCACGAGCTCATCCACGCCTGCGTGGGCACGGAGCACGGCCACAAGAAGCCTTTCAAGGACATGGCCCGGGAGTTTGGGCTGAAGGGCAAGCCGACCGCCACCTACGTGCCCGAGGGCACTGAGACCTACTTCAAGCTGTGCCGGATCAAGGAGGCGCTCGGTCCCTACCCGCACAAGAAGATGCAACCGCCGCCGAAGCCCAAGGGTAAGGGCGGCTCGGGCTGGATCCGCATGGTCTCGCCGGAGACCGACCTGTACAAGGTGGTGGTGAGCCCACGCATGCTGGAGGAGTATGGGGCACCGCGCGACCCCTGGGGCAACGAAATGGTGCCGAAGGAGGACCAGTGATGATGGACATACTGTGGCGCCTGGGCCTGGCCCTACTCGTGGCCCTGCTCGGCGCGGCGCTCCTGGTGACGGTGGCGCTCACTGGGCAAGCCTACGGGCAGACCGCCGCCGACCGCCGCGCGGTGGACCGGGCGGGTGCTGACTACGTGCGGGAGAGCCTCGACAAGGTCATCGTCGTGGACCCGGATGGGCGGGCGCAAAGCCTGCCCGCTCCGCGCGGCTCAGGCACCCGCTACTTCTTCAGAGATCGCGACGAAGACGCTGATTGCGCACGTTCCTCGCGTAAGCGATGCTCGGAGTACCAACACGAGCGGAGCAAGTAACGTGCTAGGCTGGGTCATCCTTTACCTGTTCATTGGCTTTCTCTTGGCGGAGGGTGCTCGATGGGCCACGTTACGCAAGGGCCGGACGTCGACAGGTATTACTTACCTATTGACGTTTCTCTTGTGGCCGCTCGTCGTGGCAATCAGCTTTATTCGCCGCTAGGAGCACAACCCATGGACCGTACCGTCCAAAACGTTCACGAATTCCACGACGCCTTCGGCATCGAGACGCCGGAGCAGCCCTCCTTCCCGGGCGCCGACAACGACTGGGCCATCGGCACGTTGGTCCAGGTTTCCACCAAGATGGGCCAGATGGCCGACGCCCTGCACCGCTCTGCCGAGCTGGGTGGCAAGAACGTCTGCCTGCTGCGCCTGCAGCTCATACAGGAGGAACTGGGTGAGCTGGCCGAGGCTATGGCCCTGAAGGACCCGGTGGCCGCACTCGATGCGCTCTGCGACCTGCGCTACGTGCTCGACGGCACCACCCTGGCCCTGGGCCTGCACCACGCCTTCCCGGGCGCCTTCGCCGAGGTGCACCGCTCCAACATGTCCAAGCTGGATGCGGACGGCAACCCGGTCATCAACGAGGCAGGGCGCGTGGTCAAGTCCGACCGCTACCGCCCGCCCGAGCTCCATCATTACCTGGAGGGTGCCGATGCGACGGAAGCGGAAGACTGACTACGGGGACCTCAACGCGGCGAAGGGCATGATTGACACGATCTTGATAATGCTCGCCGCGTGGTTCCTGACCGCTGTGCTTACGTTCTGTTTACTTTAGGAGGGCATGGTGAACCCCAAGGACCTGGCCGCGCAAAAGCGCGTGCCGCTTCACCTTTTCCCCTCGACGGGAATCATCTACGGGGCACTGGGGTGCTGGGATGGAGCTGCCAAATATGGCCCGTACAACTGGCGCGAAACGCCGATCAGCCTCATGGGTTACACCGGGGCACTGGAGCGCCACCTACTGGCCATCCGGGACGGCGAGGATTACGCCCAGGACAGCCTCAAGCCGCACCTCGCCCACCTCATCGCCGGTGCCGGCATCGTGGCCGATGCCTGGGAGTGCGGGATGCTGATTGACGACCGCCCGCTTCCCGGGCAAGCGCCGCGCCTTCTCATCGACTTCCAGAAAGGAGCCTCAGACAAATGAAACTCAAGCACAAGATCGCGCTTCAGAAAACTGCCGCCAAGTTCTCGTCAAACGACGCCATGTACAAGGCGGCGATGCGCGGGCTGCGCTGGCTGCGGGCGAACCCAAACGCGACCGTTCGTGACGCACCTCGCCACCTTCGCGAGAAGGTTGCCCTTGCTCAACTCCTCCGAGAGGCGTAAAAGGCAACCTGTAACAACATTTTGGTGCCTGCGGGCCAGAAAAGGAGTCAACGATGGCGGACTTTGCGAACCACCCCACCTCGATCACCGAAGAACGTGCCAAGCGGTCCGACGACGCGGCTAGCTGGACGCCCCGGGACGTACTGGTCGACCTACTCCGGGCGATCGACGAGGGGCAGCTTAGTCCGGACGCCTTGGTCGTGTGCATCCGGGACCTGGAAGTCGAGAGCGGTGAGCAGCACACGTTCTTCTCGTCCTGCTCCCCGGACCCGCACACGACCCTCGGCATTCTGGAGCACATCAAGATGGCGGTGCTGGCATCATGACCCGCGTGAACGTCATCGAGCCGAGCAAGCTCACCCGGGAACACCTCGTGGCCGAGTACCGGGAGCTGCCCCGCGTGTTCAAGCAGGCAGCCTACTTCTGGGCCTACGGTGGGCGCCGCGAGACGCTGCCCACCACCTACCGCCTGGGCGCCGGACACGTCCGCTTCTTCTATGACAAGTTGGAGTGGGTGGCCCAGCGGCACGCGGCGTTGGTCGCTGAAATGCAGCGGCGCGGCTACACCACGAACCTGGAGGCGGTCGACCAGGTCTGGCGTGGGCTCAGCCCCGCTCACGCCTGGGGCGATTGGACGCCTCCGCCCTCGGCACGGATGCTGAACCTGCGCCGCCTCGTGGAACGCTCGCCGGGAGGTGCTTACAATGCCTTTACTTGAAGCCCTCGTTGAGTTCCGGGTAGAAATGGAGAAAGCAGGCTGCTCCACACCGGAAATCCGCCTGGAGAGTCACGCCGACTACCTGGCCCTGCTCCGGCACATGCGGACTGAGTCTGTCACGCCGGAGGTCGACTTTGTTCCCGAGCGCCAGCGGGAGGAGGCCATCGTCCTGGGCATGCGAGTCACCTGGCCACCGCGATGACCAGTCGGATCTCCTGGGGCGACGCGGCCTGTATCCGGGAGCTGGCCCGGCGCGGTACGCCCCACTACCAGATCGCGCGCCGCTATGGCGTGCACACCTCAGTCATTCACAACCTCGTTGAAG